TATTGGATGGTGTCGATCTTTTGCGATGCGCTGTTGTATACGAACCGGAAAACGGTTCGCAACGGGAAGCTCCCGTTCACGGCATCAGACCGTATCGCAACCAACTGGTTCCGCGCATTTACAGTGTAGAGGTAGGTAGTCGCGTTGCCCAAGCTCGACCGTTCGGAGGTCAGCCAGCCACGGCTATCGTAGGTATATGTGCTCGAATCGGTTACGGTATTGCTGCTGTTCCGGTTTATGGCACGAAGAGGCAGCAGGGAAGGGGTGTATACCAGCGAAGTCGTCTGCGTCAGGGCCCAGGTGCCCCCGGCCTGGAGCGTATAGGTTTTTACGGTGCGGGGTTTGGCCCCGGTACTCAGCACGGGTACGGCCGGCGGACTTCCACCCGCTTGCAGACGCATGCTGTTTTGTTGTGCCGGGGCATGCAGCAGGCGGCTCTGCGCGTGCGCTGTGAGGTTAAAGGCAAAGGCTATCAGATACAGATACGGTCGCATGGCAGAAAGATACCGGTGTGCCGGTACGCCAATCTAAGGTACTTCTTGAGTAAGTGCAAATCGTATCGTGTACATCCTTAGTCTGACGCGGCTGGGAGCCTCGTCCGGCGGCAGCACAGTCTGGCGGGTTCTTAGACAGTGTCGCATCAGGTGGCTGGGCCGGAGTTCATCTTTGCGCCCTCATTCCCACTACTCCCGGTATATGCCCAGCCTCGCCACCAACCGCTTCGGCAAATACCTCTGCCCCTGCTGCCGGTTCTACACCCTGACCAACCCCGGTGCCGATACCCGCGAAACCTGCGACGTCTGCTACTGGGAGAACAACGCCGCCCAGCTACACGACCGCGAGCTTGTCATCCCACCGAACAACGTCGGGCTCAACCTGGCCCGCCGCAATTACCGCAAGTTCCGCGCCTGTAGCGAGCTGGCCATTGCCAGTGTACGCAGCCCTATGCCGCACGAGATGCCCTAGAAGTCTGGCGGGGATTCTGGTGTCAAATCGCCTGAAGGATTGCCTTTCGTATGTATCTTGCTGCCAGGCCTTTGCGCCTTCCAAACCGTCAACGATTATGGGGGTTAGAACCAAATGTACAGGGAGAAGGAAAAGAAAAATGGCCAAAAAACGGCCAAAACGGTAGCGCCAAAGCGGTTTTTATAGGTGTGGGCGGCGATGTGGGTGGTTAGAACCAAATGTACACTTTTGTGATGGGGGGGGATGGGGGTAGTAGGGATGTATAACGCTGCTATAGTGCGGGTATAGGTGGGTTGTATGGGGGTAATAGCGGCGGTAGAAATAGGTGGGGTAGCGCTGGGGCTGGCGGTGCTAAATAGGCGCTGAAGGGGCTGTAGCGGGCTGTAGGGGCCGGAAATAGGCTGGGTTATTCCGTGGGTGGGGGGAGGAGGCGTGTGATGGCCTGCTCTAGATCGGCAAGGCGCTGCTCTACGGTGCGGGGGTGGTAGGCGGGGGTGGGCTCGGCGGCGCGGGCGGCGGGGTTGGGTGGCGTATCTGCCTGATAATCAGTGGCCGGGAAAAGTGTACTTTTGGTTTTCCCTGCACGTTTCCCTGCAACTTTCCCTGCATTTGGGGACATCTGTGGGATTGCATTTATCCAAGTTGAAGGGTGCTCTCCGGAGCCGTCAATAATCCAGTTCATATCTAGCTTCGGATAGAGGGTTTTCATGCCGACTAGAACCTTAAATGAAGGCTGGTTTCGTTTCCGGACGGCCAGATCGTATGCCACCTGTCCTGATACACCAATGGCTGGGCCGAAAGCGTAAGGGGTTACATCTAAAAGGCTGAGTAGCTCTGCCAGGCGGTCGTTAACGGTACTCATAGTCTCTCTTGGCACAGGATTTCCTGTATTTCGTCGAAAACACATGAAATCCTTTGCTACCCGCACAGGAACTCCTTATGTTTGCACTGTCCGATTGGCTCGGACTCTCTGGCAAAGATGAAGGACGCAACAGGTTCAAAAAAAGGAGAATATGGGGCTGAGGTTAAGGCCATTGCCGAGATTACAGGCATGGGCGAGGATATGGTATATCGTTGCCTAGTCGGTTCTCGAAGGAATGAGGATGTCTTAGGTGCGGTCAAGTTTTTCCGTAGTGGACAGGAAATCCTTATAAAGCGGGGCCAAAAGAAGTTTCACCGTAACCGCAACAAGTCTATATGATGCGGTTAGAGGGGCAAAACGTCATTCTATCCCGCCAAGAGGTACTTGGAAGTGGGATTCCAAAGAAAACCTTTGAGAGCTTGGTTACCCGCAAGCAGGTGGGCGTAGCTCGGAGGGGTGAATACATCTACAATACCTTCCCCGAACCTTATGCTACCATGTTGCGGCAGCATCATTGGGGTGGGCTTGAGTACCACGAGTATGCTGCTGTAGCAGAACGTACGTCTTCTACCCAGGTAATTACTGGGCTGGAGGCGGGGATTGTGGAGGTGCTGGAGGGTGGATACGCGCCTTTTCTGCCTGCCTACCGGGATAGCGCGCCAACGATGGAGCATGCCCGGAAGCTGGCGCAGGGTGCGGGGGTGCTGGATCTGATCTGCCGGTGGCTGAAGGGCCAGGGTGCCGGGCCGAAGAAGCTGGCGCTGCTGGATACGGCGGCGGCTCTGATTCTGAAGCTGGAGGTGCCGTATCTGCCCACAAATGGGCGGCGCCTGCAGGAAAAGGTGAAGCTCTGCTGGGAGGGTGCGGCTGCTGATACGGTGGTGAAGCTGCCTCGGCAGGGGAATCTGAACGCGGCGGTGCACAAGGCTGACGAGGAGATTGAGGCGTGGGCGCTGGTGCTGCGGGCCGATGGCTCGAACGTGAGCAACAACCAGATCATCCGCCACATCCAGAAGATGTGCCGGCTGGAGGGCAAGAAGGAGCCGAGTGAGGGCTGGTTCAAGCAGCTGTTTGCCCGGCCTGAGACGAAAAGCCTGACGGTGGACCGCTATACGGCGGGCAGCCGCCACGCTGCGGCCTATGTGCCGCACCTGAAAATACGCCGGGCTCTGCATGCCGGGGACTGCTGGCAGATGGACGGTACGCGGATGAACATGATTCCGCACAAGGCCGGGGCTGTGGGCAAGAAAGTGGCCGGGCGCGAGTACCAGTACCCCTATGTGGTGGGCTGTATGGACGTGCACAGCGGCGTTTTCTTGGGTGTGCATCTGGACTATACGGAAGACCGCTGGGCCTATATGTCGGCCCTGAAAATGGCGATCGAACAGGCCGGGTATCTGCCGTATGAGCTGGTGCTGGACCGGTTTCCGGGCCACAACACCCCGGAATGGCAGCGGGTGCAGGCTACGCTGGAAGCCCTGGGCGTGAAGGTGACGTATGCCAAGAGCGCGCAGGGCAAGGCGCAGATCGAGCGGCAGTTTGGTGTGCTGCAGGATGTGTTTCTGAGCCAGAGTGCTTATGCCTATGGGCAGGGTATCCGCAGCAGCCGCGCGAATGCGCACCGCAACGAGGCCTACATCAACGCCCTGACGAAGAAGGCCAAGGCGGCGGGTGACTGGGATTTTGTGGCGGCGGTGGCTGAGAGCGGGGCGGTGTTTGAACTGTACCACACGACCCCGATCAACACGTACCGCAAGCTGCTGCCGGTGCCGGAAAGCCCGATGGAGCTGCATGAGCAGAGCGAGAAGCCTGCCGTGCGCCTGGTAGACGGGCGAGGTATGGCAGAGCTGTTCGGCACGGAGCGGCAGGCGATGCTGCGCAGCGGCTATGTGACGGTGCAGGTGGACAACGAGCCGGTGGCTCTGCGGGCCGACAACCGGGGCCAGTATGTAGCTGTGCCGGATGCTGCCACGCTGCAGCGCCAGTATAGCGGTGTTAGCCTACGGGTAGTGGTGGCGGAGGACAAGACCTGCGGCTGGGTGTATGACCCTGCCACGGGCCGCTGCCTGGCGCTGCTGCCGCGTGATGGTGGCGTGCTGGTGCATGGGCCGCAGGCTGAGGTGGGTCGCCTGACGGTAGCCCGCAACGAGCAGAAGGCGCTGGAAGAGCAACGCAAGGCGGAGCTGAAGCGGCTGCGTGACAAAGTGGGCGACCTGACGACGGTGAAAGCCCTGGCCAGCCCGGACGAAGTGGCGCTGCTGCGTCCCCGATCGGTGGATAAGGCCATCCAGGAGAAGGCTGAGGACGAAGAAACCAACCGGTGGGGTGCCTTTAACCCCTACCAAAACGACCGCCAGGAGGGCGGAATACTGGATGAAGACTAGCGAAGAGATGCGGGATGCGGGAGGCGAGATGCCAGAACGCAACGGCTGGGTGAATGGCACCTGGCGGATCATCGAACTGCTGTACCGGGATGCCTTCGGCGTGCGGTGGGCGGAGCGGCAGACGCTGCGAGTGCGTGGCGGGGACTGGGTGCCTGAGCGCCGGGCCCGCCGGGTACTGCTGCAGGACGGCTCGGTAGCCACCCCGTGGCCGCAACGCTTCACGACAGATGGGCCGGGGCGGCTGGTGCGGTACGATTTCCTGACGGACGAGGAGCAGCCTAGCGGGGCTGTAAAACGGTCTGAATACCCCTATAGCAAACCCTACGACCATGATCTACACTGTGGAGCGCGTTGAGCGCAAGCCGGACGAGAAGCAAGTGATCGTCCACATACGGAAGCGTGTGGAGGGGCGGCTGTGCCGCACGTCCTGGGCTTTTACCGAGGATGAGTATGCGGAGATCGAAGCGGAGGCCCGGAGCCGCAGGATACCGGCCCCGGAGTCGATCGAACTCTACGCCAATGCCCACCAAACGATGCACGAATACAACACCCACCGACTGAATTAACCCCCAACCTGACACGATGCACTACGAAGTGGTACACCTGGAAGCACCGACAGACGAGCGCCCGAAGGGGTGCGTGACTGTGAAGCTGGTGCTGGACATGACCGAATACGGCAGCCTGCTGGACAGCGCCAAGGAGGTCGGCTTACGGCCGGAGGAGCTGGTCTCTGGCTTTCTGAACAACGATCTGGGTGAGCAGCCCGGGTTTTCGCTTTAACCCAACCCAACAAGGAACAAGGATATGAACACGAACACGATACGCTTTGACCGGCTGGAGATGCTGGCGGAGCATTTGGAGAAGGGACAGCTCGGGCACGAGCGGTTTGACTTTAGGTTTTACAACAACGACTACAGTAAGTGTGGAACCTCAGGTTGCGCGATGGGCGAGTGCCCCGTTTTGTGGCCCGATCAATGGGAATGGTACCATGATAGCGTAGTGCTGAGTGAGCAAAAAGGTATAGGCCCTGAAATGTCAGGGATGAGGTGGTTTTCTATTACCCTGAATGAATACGCCCATCTTTTTATTCCACTTTCGCAAGACCCAGCGATGTTCGGCGGGGAGTTGCTTGAGCGTGATGCTACCCGCTACGAGGTAGCGGCGAACATCCGGGCGTTCATCGAAAAAATGCGGGAGCAGGAGGCCGCTGGGGCTATAGCCTAAGCTGGTGCCATGACGACTGTAACTGCGCAAGAGATGCTGGACGACCGCGTGGGTGTGCTGGATTCGGCACGGCGCGCGAAGGAGATGGATAGCCGGGAGTACCTGGAAGAGTCTCTGAAGGCGGAGATCAAGACCCGGCAGGAGCTGGGGATGACGAATAAGGAGATCGGGGTACTGGTGGGTCAGAAGGACGGGGGCTATGTAGGCAACTTCCTGAACGGTAACCAGCAGATACCGGTGGCTACGCTGAAGAAGTGGGCCGTGGCGCTGGGCTGCTATGAGGGCTGGCGCAAGGTGAACACGGCCAACAGCAACGCGGTAACCGGGCTGTGCATGGATGCGCAGATGAACAGCCGGCTGCTGATGGTGGCGGCGGGTACGGGCTCGGGCAAGACGTCTGCGCTGGAGGTGTATACGAAGCGCAACAAGGACGTGAGCTATGTGCTGTGCAACTACACGATGACGGACAAGGACCTGCTGGGGGCGATCCTGCGTGGGTTCGGGCTGGCGGTGTCTGGCACGCTGGGCAGCCAGTTGCAGCGGTTCCGCACGCATATCGACTACCATCCGAAGGCGCTGGTGATTCTGGATGACTTCGGCAAGCTGACGCCGAAGCCGCAACTGCTGGTGCAGGTGCTGCGGGATGTGACCCGCGAACAGGTGGGCGTGGTGCTGAGCGGCACGGACCAGATGAAGAGCAAGCTGCTGCGCCGGGTACGGCTGGAGCAGACGGGCTATGCGGAGCTGCTGAGCCGCATCGAGTTCTGCCTGGGGCTGGACAAGCCGACGGCAGATGTGGTGGCCGAGATCTGCAAGGAGAACGGTTTGGCGGATCTCGAGGCGATCAAGCATATCCAGAACCGTGCCGGGGACTTCCGCGTGGTGCGTAGCCTGGTGACTACGGCGCGCCGGGCGATGGCCAAGCGGCAGGCTGCTACGATCACCCAACGGATGCTGGAGGAGGCAGAGGTGACGACGGAATGGAACAGCTAACGAAGAAGCGGGGCCGGGGACGGCCCCGGAAGTCGGCACTGGTGGTGCCGGGCTACGAGACGATGGACTTGGACCAGGTGCGGCGCAGCACGTTCTCGGTGAGTGATATCCTGGGGCAGAATTTCCAGGGGTATGAGTTCACGGGGGACTGGGGCAAGAACCTGGGCACGTTTGTAAGCAAGGGCTTTTCGGCCCTGATCTGGGGCAAGGCGAAGGGTGGGAAGACGAACCACACGAATGCCTTGGCCAAGTACCTGACCGGCTTTGTGAAGCCGGGCTGTGGTACGGTGTACTACAACTCGGTAGAGCAGGGCAAGGTGCCGACGATGCAGAAGACGATTGCCCGGATGGGCTTTGAAGAGTACCAGGGCCTGATTCGCTGGGGGAACCGGGAGAGTCTGCCGCAGCTGGTGAAGGCGCTGGAGGGTAAGAATCCGCCTCCGTTTGTCTTCATCGACTCGGTGGATGATATGGGCCTGAACCAGAAGCAGGTGGAGTTTCTGCTGGAGCGGTACGGGCACAACACGCATTTCTACTTCATAAGCCAATGCGATGGCAAGTGGCCTGCGCAGAAGTGGGTAAAGAACTGGCTGCGGCACAAGGTGGATGCGACCTGCTATGTGGAGGACTTTATCGCCTACTGGACGAGCCGGTACGATGCGGTGAACGCGCATGTGATCTGGGCGGAGGGGGCGCGGAAGCGCGGGAAGCTGAAGGATGAGCAGACCGTGGCGGAGACGCCCCAGAGTGCTGTGCTGGATGAGAGCACGGAAGAGTACGCGGAGGAGGAATAACCCGCTGATGAGGCCCGGGGCGCTGGGCCGAAACCCGCTGTGAAGCGGGTACGGGACGCAAAACCCCTACTTATATGAATGATGTAGCCGTAATCCCGGTACGCGGGAAGAAGGAAACCGATGCTCAGCGCTGCGAGGTGCTGATGAATGTCTACGCGGACGCGAGTGCGCGGAAGGCGGTAGAGGATGATCTGATGAAGAAGGCGAAGGCCGAACTGCTGAAGATCGTGACGGAGAATCCGGGGCTGCTGGATGAGGCTGGCCGGATGGATCTGGAGAAGGGCTATCTGCGCACGGCGCACGAGAGCAAGGTGGTGGCCGGACCCAAGTTCGACTTCCGCAAGCTGCTGGATGTGCTGCCGACGTGTGTGAAGATGGACTTCAACAAGGTGCAGGTCAAAATCTTCATGGAGGACGCAGACAAGCGGCGTGAGCTGACGAAGCTGGGTGTGGACATGAAGGTGGAAGACGAGCTGAAGGTGGAGCTGCGGAAGGCTGCCTAACCCCCTGAGGATGGCCCGGGGCGCTGGGCCGAAACGCCTGCCGAGAGGTGGGCGTCGGGGACGCAAACAAGCCCTGCGATTATGGAACAGAATAAGCAATTCAGCGACGCTCCGGCTTTAGAGGAAAATGTAGACCGGATACTGTCTTACATCAAACTGGAGCTACTTCAAGCGGCCAAGAAACACCCTCTCTGGCCGACGGACCTAAACCACCGCATTAGCGTTCTGGCAGAGGAAAGCGGCGAGCTGGTACGGGCAGGTCTCCAGGTTGAATACGAAGGTGGCAATCTCGGAGAGGTCTGGAAAGAGGCCATCCAAACGGGCGCTATGGCGGTAAGGCTTCTGTGCAGCCTTAGCCATAATTCTAACGCAGGAGAGGAGGTGAGCCTTGGGTAGTTGTACGCCTGGCCCTTGGCGCTGGCAATTCAATGAAAAAGGCAGAGCCATCAGCCTTGTTGGTGGCAAGCCCACTTTTGATCTAACTGTGATGGACTTTGTCCGCTATGGTATGCATGGAGCACAACCCCGATTTTTAAAAAGGGTTGGAAGCTTTGATGTTCTTGAACCTGCTAGTTCTTTCAGTGAAGTATTGCCTGAAAGAAGGCATCACAGCTCATGGTTCAAGATTATTAACCATCCAGACGCGAATCTGATCGCGCTGTCCCCAGAGCTACTTACAATTCTAAAAGAGTTTGTGGCTTGGAACGGGAAGTACCCTTCTAATAGGGTTTTTAGTCACACTGAAATTATCCGGATTGCGTCCGAGCTTGATGCGATCTGTGATAAAGCAAGGGTTGCGATCACCAAAATAGAGGGAGAGGAGGTGAGCCGTGGGTAGGTTTCTGCGGTGGGTGGCCAGCCTGGTGGGGTTGGTGGGGCTGCTGTGGCTGGGTGGGTGTGCCGCGTATGAACGCGGCTGCCCGGGCTACGAGGGCAGCCAGAAGGTGCCGAAGCATCGGCTGTACTGAGGTGAAAGGTGGGAACCCGCTGATGATGGCCCGGGGCGCTGGGCCGAAACACCCCGAGAGGGGTGTACGGGACGCAAGGATTAACGCCCGAGAACATGGAAAAGAGTCTATCGAATTATCAGCAACGTGTTTGGGCATGGCTGCAAAGGACCTTCGATGTGTCCGTTTTTATGGACAAGAAAGAGCGCGCATTCCGGTTTGGGGAGGAGGCTTTAGAACTTCTACAGGCCGGTAATGTGAGTAAAGAGGAGGTTATCCGGCTTGTGGATTACGTCTATTCGAGACCTGTCGGTGAGTTTACGCAAGAGGTGGGTGGCACAATGGTGTGTCTAGCATCTCTTTGCCAAGCCCACTCGGTTGATATGGCTTTATCTGCGGATATAGAGCTTGCTCGTATTGAGCAACCCGAGGTGATAGCCAAAATACAGGCGAAACAAGCAGCCAAACCGCATGGAGTTGTCTCGCCGTTGCCCGGCATTGTAAAAGAAGAGGAGGTGGTGTCATGAGTACGATCACTTCGGCCCAGAACCGGGCGATTCATGCGATCATCAACAAGCTGGGCTGGGGGGATAACCTGGTGGACTTGGTGCGGTCGTATGGGGATGGCTCGGGCAGTATGCGGGCTATGACGGTGGAGCAGGCGGGTGGCTTGCTGAAGTACCTGAAGGCGCAGCAGGATGCGATGGAACAAAAGGCTTCGGCTCAGCGGACGACGGTATACAAGCTGATGCGGCAGCTGGGCTGGGTGAAGGCGGAGGGTCTGGATTTCGCGCTGCTGACGGCTTTCATCATGTCGAAGGGGGTGGTGAAGAAGGATATCCGAAAGCAGAACTCGGAGGAGCTGGGCCGGACGCTGGGGCAGCTGCGGGGGGTGCTGGAGAATAACAAGAACGCGGAGCCGGGCCGGGCGGTGCGGGAGCTGCGGAGGGAGCTGGGAGTGTAGAGGGTGGAGTGAAGAGTGAAAAGTTAAAAGTGAAGAGTAGGAACCCGCTGATGAGGCCTGGGGCGCTGGGCCGAAACCCGCTGTGAGGCGGGTCCGGGACGCGATTAAAATCCCTATAAAATGACACCTGAAGAAGTCGAACAGAAGGTCATGGACTTCATAGACGCGGAGACAAAAGACCTCTCCGGCGACGATTATCTGGAAGTGCTACAACTCATTGCCGGAAATCTTGATAGCCGGATTGAGGCGATTGAAGCAGAACGGAAATAACCCGCTGATGATGGCCTGGGGCGCTGGGCCGAAACCCGCTGTGAGGCGGGTCCGGGACGCTGTTCTGATGTGAAAAGTGAAAAGTGAAAAGTGAAAAGCGATGGATGTACGGCACATGATTCCCCGGTATAAGGCCTTTGTGGAGGCGGCTCTGAATAGGGCGGTGGAGCTGCACGTGGCGGGCTCGGAGGGGTACTATGAGGTGCTGGATACGGTGTGTGACCTGCACGACATGGTGCTGAACCTGGCCGAGCATGATGGGGTCTGCCGGTGGCTGCGGGAGCGGGTGCGGGAGACGGATGGCGAGTTCTACGAAAGCTGGAAGGAGGCGATGCCTGCGCTGGAGCGCAGCCTGCCGCAGCGGTGGACGGAGGAGGAGGACCGGATCCTGCGGGAGTGCTACCCGACGATGACGGAGCGGGAACTGGCGGAGAAGCTGGGGCGGTCGATCTCGGCGGTGAAGAACCGCAGGCATATACTGGGCCTGAGCAAGCCGGAGGGGTATGTGAATCCGGGGCAGATCAAAAAAGGGGAGGTGCGCTACCGGACGCCGAAGGGGGTGCGGAACAGCCCAGGCACGGAGTTCAAGAAGGGGCAGATGCCGCACAATACGAAGCGGGACGGGTATATCTCGGTGCGGCACCTGAATACGGGGGAGCCGTATTTCTTTATTCGCGTGGCCCTGAAGAAGTGGGAGCTGCTGCACCGGTATGTGTGGCAGAAGACGTATGGGGAAATACCGCCGGGATATGTGATCGTGTTCCGGGACGGGAACTGGCAGAACTGCCTGCCGGAGAATCTGGAGATGATCACGCGGCAGGAGTTGGTGCGCCGGAACGCGAACCGAGAGAAGCAGCGGGAGGGGATGCTACGCTTTTATGCTACGCCGGAAGGCAAGGCAAAGCGGCTGGCGGGCCATGACCATGAGCTGGCCCGCTGGCTGGTGCAGCACCACCCGGAACTGCTGGAGCTGGCGGATGTGACGACGGAGTTGCGCCGCCTGATCCGCAAACAAGACTTAAACCTTAACACAAACGACGATGAACGAAGCAAAGCAACTGATCGGTAAGTCTTTCCTCTACGGGGGGAAGCAGGTAAAGGTGGAGAATGTGTCCGAGCGGAATGGCACGGTGACCGTCTACACGGACAAGGTGGCCCAAGAGTATCCTCTAAAGGGCTGGCGGAAGAAGTTTGACCGGGATTTTCTGCCGGTGGAGGAGAGTCCGATGCCTGCGGTGGCCGGCAAAGAAGCCGGGCTGACGGTGGTAGACCCGCTGCGGCAGCAGGTGGGCAGCCTGGCCGGGGAGCTGCGGGGTATCCTGTTCGATGCGCTGAAGGAGGTACAGGCCGGGGGCGATATCAAGAAGGCCAAGTTTGCGCTGGATACGGTGAAGACGATCACGAATGTGAGTCGGCTGGAGCTGGATGCGGCGAAGTTCAGTCGGAAAGGAAACGAGTCGTAGACGATGGAACGGCTGTGTTTTTTGCACTCGACGGACTTGCCGCAGATTGTGGGGCGGGTGGCGAAAGTGGCGGGGGTAAAGGTGGAGGAGCTCATGCGTGCCGGCCGTACTCAACGGATTGCGCATGCGCGGTTCTGCTGCTACTACATGGCCTATGACCTGGGGATGAGCTACAAAGAAATCGGCCGGTTTTTTGGGTGCGATCACACGTCAGTCATTCACGGAGTGCGTTCTATACAGGCGTTGCCCCCTGCCGAGTGGGGGCTTTTTATGAAACGCTATGATGCTGTGAGCTATGAAGGTGCATAAGATCAAGACGACGCTGACGGGGGTGGTGGACCTCTACGACCATGTGGGGTTTGTCATCGGTTCGCTATTCCAGCGGGAGAAGCTGGAGGAGGCTGCGAAGGCGAATCTGGCGGTGGTGATGGATCTGGCGGTGAAGCTGCGGGCGGTGCGCTATGCGCCGGAGAAGGCACGCTACACGCTGGGTCTGTCGCTGGCGGAGGCTGCTGCGCTGGTGTGGTGCTTCCGGGAGACGATGCCGGAGCTGCAGCGGGGTGGCCTGCTGCTGGATGAGGTGAACGAGATGGAGCGGACGATTACGCACCCGGATAGTCCGTGGCTGTGGAGCAACTACCTGCGCCGCCACCTGAACCTGCCTGTGGAGGGCGGGGGTGTCGGCGGGGGTTTTGGGAAGGGGGGTGTGCGGTGAAAGGTCTACTGACGCTATCGGCATACTATGGCGGCAAAGCCAGCCATGCCAAACACCTGCTTCCCATTCTGGAGGCTATTCCGCATACGCACTATGTGGAGGCTTTCGGTGGGCTGGCCGCGCTGCTGCTGAACAAACGCCCCGTGAAGGTGGAGGTGTACAACGATGTGGACGGCGCTCTGGTGGCGCTGATGCGGGTGGTGCGGGAGCGCCCCGAGGAACTTGCCTACCAGGTTGGGCTGACGCCGTATGCGCGGGACGAGTACAAGTACTGCCAGCAGATCCTGAAGGAGGGCAAGGCGGATGAGCTAGAGATGGCTCGGGCGGCTTGGTCGATGCTGAAAATGACGTTCAATTCGACGCTGACGAGTGGTGGGTTTAGTACGGGGGGTATGGCACGTACCAGCTCCATCGCTAAGGAGTTTCACAATACGAGCTCGTTTTATAGAGTCGGTGCTAGGCTCAAAGATGTGATCATCGAAAACACCTCTTGGGAGCAAGTATTCGAGCTTCACGATAAGCCTGGAGCCTTACTGTATTTAGACCCTCCGTACCATCCAAACACCCGGACATCTCGCGGTTATCGGTTTGAATGGTCGCGTTCCAGGCACTTAGCCTTCGTAGAGAAAATCGTGGGTGCCAAGGCTGCTGTAGTGGTTTCCGGATACGACCACCCAGACTATTACTCGTTGGAAGATGCTGGCTGGGTGCGCACCTGCTACATGGCAAATACCATGCAGGGTGTAAGTGGAAGGATGCAAGCCCAAGAGTCGGTCTGGCTGAACGAGGCTGCCCAGGTGGGGCAGGGAGCTTGGGGGCTTTTTGCCCAGGAAGGAGTGCGGCTATGAGCGCGGTGAACAGCTATATCCTGACGTCGAAGGGGTCGAAGGCGACGGTGACGGTGGGGTACAACAGCCAGGGGCTGGTGTGCTCGGTGGCGATTCCGGATGAGGTGGGGCCGGACAACCGGGAGGGGATGTTCCGGTCGGTGCCGATACGGGAGGGGGAGCTGAGCAAGTGGATGCACGCCAAGAGTCAGGTGCTGGTGCAGAAGGTGGTGCGGGAGGTGACGTTTCAGGAATTCTACTGGACGTACCCGGTGCATGAGCGGAAGCTGCGGGCAAGTAAGCTCTGGGATAAGCTGGGGGAGACGGACCGACTGCTGGCGTTCAACTACATCGCTGTGATGAAGATGAAGAAGAATGCGAGCGGGCAGTATTGGCCTGCGCCGGATAGCTATTTGGCGCAGCGGCGGTGGGAAGACTAGTGCAAGAATTGAAAATTGACGAGTAAAGCCCCGGTGATGAGCCGGGGCTTTTGCGTTGTGGGGAGGGACAATAGGTAGGGGAAGGGCGAATGCAATTCGCCCCTACACGAGCTGGGGGTTTTGGTGGGTGTTTTTTCTTGTGAAATTGGGGGAAAGGCTTATATTTACGTGTAGAGGCCCTTTTTATTTTTTTAACCCCGGAATAAACTGCCGGTTTGGGTGGGTTTTACCGAGGGAATTGGGGTTTTTGCCTGGACTTATATGCAGACTACGCTTGCTTTTGAGCTGGTACGGGGGCGGATTCTGGAGGTGTTGGCGGATGTGCCGGGCCTTGCGGTGGCCGTGTATGCCAAGCAAGACCAGGGGGTAGATGGCAAGGGTGCGCCGGTGGTGGGGCTGCCGCTGGTGCAGGCTCCGCTGTGGGTGAATAAGGCTGGGGTGCAGAACTCCATGTAGAAGAGATACCACAGGCTGGTATTCGCGCAAGAATCCACCTTACGGTTTCGGTTTGCCCATGTGTAGCCAGCTCTTGACAAGGGTGCGGATAGCGGCAGGGATCCTGTGGTTGGCAAACTGGACGCTGATGTTGGAAACGCCGAAGCCTGCCCAGGTGGCGACGGTCTTGTCGGTGATCTTGTTGCCTGGGCCGATGTTCCAAGCAGCCTTGTACTCGTCATACAAAGCCTTTATTTCGTCGAAGTCGGGGTCTGGAATGGTGGATGGAGGCATGGTTTATTCAGTTACATGTGCCCAGTAGGTTGGGTCACAGGCAAAAAGTTTTGAGATTGCCAATTTATGAAGGATTCGTGTGCTGAAATCTGTTTTTGAACGATGTCTTTTAAGTAGTCGGATTTTACTATCTCGTCATCGGTTCCGTAGGGATTCATCCTTGTCCAGTCTGTTAATGCCACTTTGTATACGCACAGCTTTGCTTGATCTTGGAAATGGAAAGTAAGCGTAGCTGTTTTTACGCGTCCTGTTTGGTCGCGGGAGATAGTGATGCGCTCGAGTTGTTCTGCTGTATTCATGATTCAAATATACTAACCTGTTTACGTTTGTCAAGTAAAAAGACTAAATATGTTAGTGTTTTTTCTTGCGTAAGGTTACATTGTTTGTTTTGGGTGAATAAGGCGTGGGCACGGGGGCTAGAGGGTAAGTGCTGGAGGGTAGAGGTAGAATGAAAAAAGCCCCGGTGATGAGCCGGGGCTTTTGCGTTGGGGGAAGGGCGAATGCAATTCACCCCCAGGAGTTGGTGGCCGATCTGGGTCATGAATAGGTAGCGGAAGCGTAGGCGGCGGAGATGGACGATGCCGAGCAGGCGGCGCATGCGCTTGGGCTTGGGGCTGTGCGTGACCCATGTGGTAGGGGATGGAGGTAGCCCTACTTGGCAACGGAAGTTGTAGGCGGTGTGTACGTGCTTCTGCCAACCGGCTGCCAGTGCGATGATGCGGGAGTGCAGGGGATGGCGGGTCAATGAGAGGTACATGGAGTAAATATACGGGACGCCTAGCGGTGGGTGTTTTTTCTTGTGAAATTGGGAAAAAGGCTTATATTTACATGTAGAGGCCCTTTTTATTTTTTTAACCCCGGAATAAACTGCCGGTTTGGGTGGGTTTTACCGAGGGAATTGGGGTTTTTGCCTGGACTTATATGCAGACTACGCTTGCTTTTGAGCTGGTACGGGGGCGGATTCTGGAGGTGTTGGCGGATGTGCCGGGCCTTGCGGTGGCCGTGTATGCCAAACAAGACCAAGGGGTAGATGGCAAGGGTGCGCCGGTGGTGGGTCTGCCGCTGGTGACGGTACGGATTGTGCCGCAGGGCGAGGTGCAGCAGCTGGGTCGGCGGATGGAGCTAATTCCGCTGTCGATCGAGGTGGTCTGCATCACCAAGAATGTGCTGAACGCGCTGGACCGGATGCCGGACAGTGCCACGGAACAGGAGGCGGAGCTGCCGCAGGCGGATGAGCTGGCCCGGCGGGTGCATGCTGCGCTGGCGGGCTGGTGTGGGCGGCTGGGTGCGTTGCCTGCCTATGCCGAGGATGCCAATGCCGACCGGGTGGTGCTGGGAACGCTGATGCGCAAGCGGGTGTTGCCGGAGCAGCGGTTCAAGAGTCTGTACTGTGTGGGGCAGGTGTTTGCCTGCACGACGAAGGACGGGGATGCGCTGCGGCCCCGTGTGCCGCAACCGCTGCCGCAGGATGTGGTGTTTGACGAGGTGGTGACGGAATCTAACCTGGAGGTACTATGAACCAAGAGACGAATACAGAGATCGGTCTGGTGGATCTGTTCGGCGGGGTGCAACCGCTGCGCAAGGGCAAGCATGCCTACGAGAAGAACCAGCATGAGAAGCGTGCGGCGGTGAAGGCGATGTATGACCGTGAGTACACGGAGGCGCGCCAGAAGTGCAAGCCGGGCTCTGGCCTGATGGTAGACCTGGAGGATATCGAGCGTAAGGTGGCGGCGCAGTTCTTTCTGTCGCCGGCTACGGTGCGCAGCATGATGAAGGGGTGGGGCGGCTACCGCACCCCTTGATTCTTTGTTTCTTGTGGTTTGGTGCGTATGGAAAGAGGGCTGCGGTTGCGGCCCTTTTTTTTAGCCCCCTCACCCCCAACCCCCGCTCCTGCGGAGGCTTCCTTCGCGCTTCCGCGCTCGGCAGTCCCTTCTGGGGAGCGGGGGCCTTATAGTTACTGGCCGAGGATTTGGGGGAGGCGCTGGGTCAGGTGGTCGTCGAGGGCTTTGTTGAGGACGGGGACGGGCTGGTTGGGTATGGGCATGAACTGGCGCTGGGGGATGGTAACCTCGTGCTCGCCAATGGTATGGCCGGGGCCGGGCTGGGCGGGGGTGGCGCGGGTGATGCGGATGTAGCGGCCTTTCTTTTTGCCGGTGGCCTGGCGGGGTCGGCGGAAGGTTTCGGAACGGGCGGGGAGGGTGATGGTGCCGCCTTCGTTGTGGATTTGGGCGTAGGGTTCGGGTACGTCTGTTACTACGCGGTTATTAACGACTTGTACGTCTGTGGCGCTGCGCTTCATGTTGCCGCTGAGGACGAGGAGGGCGCGGCTGAGGCGTTTGTCGGCTTTCTTGCGCTTGGGCCAAGGGGTTGAGGATGGGTCGCCCATCCAGCGTTCGGCGCGGAAGCTGTCGGCGATGATGTTCTGCAGCTCGGTGGCGGCGAACATGGGGAGTTCGCGCTGCATGAGGTCTTGCATGTCTTGCTCGGCGCGGAGGAGGTCGTCTTCGAGGGGCATGGGAGGGGAATTGACAATTGACAATTGAAAAGGGGGAAAAAGGGCGAATGCAATTCGCCCCTACGGTGTTATGTTTGCGGTGTCGGCGGAGCGTGCGATTGCATCAATGCGGTACCACATGGCTACGGTCTGTTGGAACGCCGACTTCAGAAAGCCCTCAATAGAGGGCTTTCTGCATTCTGGGCTCCAGGGTGGAGGTGTCGTAGTCTGCGCGGGTAAGGCGGACGGTGCGGGTGCCGCGTACGATGAGGATGGCTTCGGCTTCGGGCCGGGTGCGGTACATGGTATTGACGGCGCGGAGCAGTTCGTGGAAGGGGTACTGGGTATTGTATTGCAGCACGGGCAATGGGGCCAGCTTTTTGATGGCGTGGCTGAGTGCCCGGTTGGCGGCGTATTTGAGGGCTTTGGGGGTGGACGGGGTGTAGAGGTCTGCGCGGGTGCCGTCGATGATGAAGTCTGGGTTGGGCTTGCCAAAACCGGCGGCTGGGGGTAGCTCTACGACGTGGCCGGCATCGGCGAGGATGGTGCCTACCCGGATGTTTTCGGCGAGGTCTGACGGGACGGCCTGCGGGTGGACGGCGAGGATGCCGGTGTTTTGGGTATAGGTGATGTCGAACCCGTCTTTGGCAAGGGCCTGTGCTTTTTGCTGCAGGGCTGCGGGCGGTGCCGGGGTACGGATGCCCTGCTGCTGGAGGGTGGGCTGGGCGTTGGCAAAGGCCTGGCGGCCTATAGGGGTGTTATAGGGGCTGGCTTCTACGTCTATAAGCTGGCCGGAGAAGGCGGGGTGGTTTCGGAAGATGGGAGGTACGACCTCGGGTCCGACGGGCTGGGATGGGCCGCGCTGCGGGGTGCCAGGGCGGGCGGCGATGACGGTGCAGCGGCAGTTCCACCCGTTGGGGGGATAGAAGGTGCGCCAGAACGGGTCTGTGGGTGGCAGGGTGGTACCGTCTAGGGCGCGGTGGGTTTCGCGAGTGCGGTCGTCGATGACGGCGACGTAGGTGAGCAGGTCGGCGTTGCGGAGGGTCTGCCATTTGACGACCATCTGCGCGGAGGCAACGCTGGCGTTGTATTCGGCGCGGAGCCAGAGCTGGTTGTAGTCGGCGAGGATGGGCTTGGCCAGGCCTTTGAACTGGGGCCAGGTGCGGACGTTTCCCTGAGCGTCGGTAAGGAGGCCTTGG